GCCTTTTAATAACGCTAATCTTCATAAACTAAAATATCTTAATAGTAATAAACTCTTTGGAACAAGGATACGCCAAAAACGATCCGGATGGGAATTAGGATTACCTGATGGATCTTTAGTTCCGTATATAGAAGAATTTAAAAATCAGTATCCTATAGTTAATTTAGATGAAGAATATACAGAAGCAATATATTCTTATACTGATTTTAGAAGTATACTATGAGTATAATGAAACGCCCGCCGGGCGATCAATTTACTTTCAGAGCATTTATTAGTTTAAGTGCAAAAATACAAGTACCGCACGACAAAATTTATGTTTGGGCTACAGCACTTAATCCGCATTATCAACACGGAGATTGGAACGCAAGTGGTGAATGGCAATTTGAAACAGCAACCGATTACAGAAAGCAATTAACAGACAATATAAAATCAGACCTAGTTGTTATTGGATTAAAGGATCACTTAACTTCTATTAGCTTTACTAACAACGACACTGTACCTGATATAGCAGAATATTTTATCAATCTGTTTAAGAAATATAGTGATAAGACATTTATTCTACTAACATCAGTAGAAGGACTTGACACTTATATTAAGAGCCCTAATGTTAGTATAATTCCATGGGGCGGTGACATAACAAATCATCAAATGGAATACCGAAAACTAGATCCTATACTAGATAAAAATTTAGATAGTGATTACTGTTATTTAAGTTTGAATAGACAGCCTAGAAATCACAGGGCAATGTTAGTGTCTTTACTTTACGAACTTGATATGCAAGATACTGGGTTGATATCTTGCATGTTTAAAGAGTCAATAACTAAAATAGTTAAAAATACTGACTGGGACGTATCTGAATTTTATGAAAATGGTAGTATAAAAGTACGCGCCCAAGGAACTAATATTAATGATGATTACAAAATTTACAAGACACATAACGACAACCCGGCAAATTTTAAAAACTGTTTAGCTGAATATTACAAACAAACATTTGTTGAAATTGTAAGTGAAACTAGTTTCACAGAAGAGTGCTTTAATCTTACTGAAAAAACATTAAACAGCATTTACGGTGCATGCTTTCCAATATTAATATGCAGCAAACACAGTGTAAAGTTCTTGAGAGAAATGGGATTAGATATGTTTGATGATGTAGTCAATCATAGCTACGATAATATAAGCGATCCTGCTGCACGATTAGAAGCTGCAATCATAGACAACATTACATTATTAACTGATATTGACTATACTAAAGACCTTTGGGTTAAAAATAAGGACCGTTTTGAAAAAAACATTGACTTTTGCAAAGAAAGAATGTATAATTACTATAGCGTAAGATCTAAAGCCACGATGGATAAGATAATAAATGAATCACAACACTGATAGTTCTTTTTTTACAGTTATATTACCAATGCGCACCCCGATTCAATTTTGGGATATATATTCTTGGGCTGAAAAAGCTCCTGCTGCAATATTTAGATTTATACGCGATTTTGAAGTTGAACAAGATAGACTAACACTTAAAGAAGTTAATGAAATATATCCTGGAGTAAAAACTGTTGGTGCTGTTGCAAACCCATGGGGAAGAGCATTATGGGCTTATAACATAACAGTAAATCCACCCAAAGGATATCCAGGAGTAGATGAAGTTTCAAAGTATTTTAAAAACATAGACTTTACTTCGTTTGACGCATATTTAAATAGCATGGAACAGTGCGAGTTGCTAGATACTAAAACGCATCCTACTACTCCGCAATCTACATGGCTTAGTCACGATAACATACAAGTTGATTATTTACTTCGTGTAGAACACTTAGATGAAGACTTTAAACCGTTGCAGCAATATTTTGAATCAGACATACCGTTAGATGTAGATAATTTTACAATTGATTATAAGCAACATTATACATCAACAACTAAAAATATTATTGAGAAGTACTTTAAAGAAGATATTGACAGATTTGGATATGAATTTTAATGTATGATATAGTATTCATAAGTTATGATGAGTCTAGTGCAGATGCTAACTATGCTGCTCTTAAAGCTAGATTTCCTATGGCCAAACGTGTGCATGGTGTTAAAGGAATACATCAAGCACATATAAAAGCAGCAAAGAAATGCTTTACTAAGATGTTTTGGATTGTAGATGCCGACGCAGTTATCATGGACAACTTTAACTTTGACTATACTGTGCCTGATCACCAATTAGATCACGTACATGTATGGCGCAGTCAAAATCCTATTAATGGATTAGAATATGGTTACGGAGGAGTAAAGTTATTTCCTCGGCAAATGACAATTGACATGGACACAAGTAAGACTGACATGACTACAAGTATTAGTTCAAAGTTTATTGCTGTAGAAGAAACTGCAAACATTACAGCATTTAATACTGACGCTTTTAGTACATGGCGTAGTGCATTCAGGGAATGTGCTAAATTAAGTAGTAAAACAATCTTGAGGCAAAATGATGAAGAAACAGGATATAGACTTTCTACGTGGTGTACAAAAGGGAGTGAGAGAAGCTTTGGGGATTACGCTATTGCTGGTGCTATTGCTGGCAGGGAGTTTGGGATTTCTAATATCAATGATGTTAGCCTTATAAACAATTTTGAGTGGCTGAAGGAGCAATTTTGAGTAATTTTCAAGACATACCTTGGGATAACATTACTGAATTTGGACAGAAGACTCTCCTTAAGAGCCATCTTTTCACAGTTTCGTGGATCTTGGCTAGATTTTGTAATTATAACTGCTCTTATTGCTGGCCTTACGCTAGATCTAGTACCCCAGATCACCAAGAATTAGAATTGTACCTAAGCACACTAGATAGTATCAAAGCACAGGCCCGCACAAATGGGTTTACTGACTTTCATGTTAGTTTTAGTGGCGGCGAACCTACTGCATATAAATACTTTGGGAAGGTTATAGACCATTACTGTAGTGATACAGCTCCCGAATACCAAAGTATCCATATGACAACCAATCTAAGCCCGGGAAGCAAATGGTGGAATAACTGGCTAGAAACTACGAGCAGTCTGCAACGTAGGAGTATTACTGCAAGCTATCACGCAGAGTTTGCAAACGAACAAGAGTTTGGGGATAAATGTCTCCAACTTATGAAGGCAGGAGTGTATGTTACGATCAATCAAGTTATGGTGCCAGAAATGTTTGAAGAGCTTTACGAGCGCCTACAGCGATTTGCCGCCAGAGGTATTAATGTCACTGTCAAGCCCCAATCCGATCCTACCGCCTCCCGTGTGGTATCCGGGTATACTAAAGAACAACTCAACTTGTTGCAAACAGGATTCCCTCAAAGAATCCCAGACGAATTCAAAAAAATAATACCGTTATTGCAAGTAGAATTGCAAGACAAAGACGGCAACGTCTACTACGTAGATCAAGCAGAACGCTTTAATGCATTTGGCTTTAATAAGTTTAAAGGCTGGGAATGTGATGCAGGCTACCAAGGGTGCGTTATACGTGGTAACGAAGTTAAACGCAGCTATAGTTGTCATGATCAACTACTAGGCACGTTAGACGGCGGATTTGAGCTGTTTAAAGCACCAGCTAAATGTATTACTCCAACGTGTGTAAGCAGTGCAGACAGTAAAATACCAAAGAGGAAAGTATGAACAAGTTTGGAATACTAGGATACGGTTATGTTGGTAAAGCAACACATAAAGGATTGCTTAATGATGAAAAATCTATTGTGCATGATATTACATTTAATACTGAAAGAGAGATCCTAAAAGACGCTGATACTATATTTGTTTGCATACCTACAGCAACACAAACAGATATCACTATTGTTATTTCTGAAATACAATTAATACAAGAATTTAATCCTACAGCAACATTTATTATTCGTAGTACATTGCCATTAGGAGCCTGTCAAGAGATACAAGCCGAAGTTGGTAGTATTATCTATATACCAGAGTTTTTAAGAGAACGCTATTGGGACACTGATTGTTTTAAGCGTCCGTTAGTTGTAGGTTGTGATAATGAATTACCTCAATGGTTATTAGATGAAGAAATCAAAGCATGTTCTACTAACGAAGCAGAATTAGTAAAAATGTATTCAAATAATTTTGCAGTAATGCGTATTGCATTTGCAAACGTATTTTATGATTTAGCAGAAGATGTTGGCGCTGACTATAGTAAAGTATTAGATATGTACTTAGACGTACAACAAGACCAAACTTATATGAATGTTCCGGGGCATGACGGCACAAGAGGATTTTCTGGCAAGTGTTTACCTAAGGATTTAGATTTCCTTATTGATACACTTGATCAAAAAGGTATTGACCAAAACTGGTTTAAGCATATTAGAGAGTTGAATAAAGGATGGCAAAAAAAGTTTTAACAGGACACAAAGGCTTTATAGGTAGTCATTATTACAATTATGTAAAAGACACTTATGATGTGCATCCTTATGATCAAAAAGACGGCGATGATAAAAATTTAAGATACTCGAGTGTAACTAGCACGATGCCTGATTGCGATATTGTAGTACATCTTGCTGCAACTAATGGCACAAGACTGTTTTATCAAAACCCTACAGATGTTTGTATTAATAACACACTACCTACTATTAACTTAATTGAACGTTATAGAAATACTAATACAAAGTTTGTATTTGCTAGTACATGTGAAATGTTTAACAGCACAATAGATAATGGTTACTATCATGTACCTACTGATGAAGCAGTGCCAGTTATGTACACCGACATTACTAATCCACGTTGGAGTTATAGTATACCAAAGGCACTAGGCGAAAACTTAGTTGCTAACAGTGGACTGGAATATCTCATCATACGTTACTTTAACATATACGGCCCAGGACAAATTGACCACTTTATAAATGAGTTTGTAGAACGTTGTAAGCAAGGCGAGTATTATATCAAAGGCAACGACACACGTAGTTTTTGTTATATTGACGATGCTATACGTATGACAGATATACTAATACTAACTGCTAGTAACCAAACAGTAAATGTAGGACAGGACGTTGAGACACGTATAAGTGTTGTAGCAAAACTAATCATGGGATATATGGGTATCAATCCTGATAGACTAGAAATACGTCCTGGTCCAGATGGAAGTGCTACACGTAGATGTCCTGATACTACGTTAGTACAAACACTTACAGGATTTACAGATTATACACCTTTAGAAGTAGGTTTGAAAAAAACAGTAAAGAGTTTATTATGAAGGTAGATATACAAGACGTATTATTCTGGATGGATGCAATTCGTAATAGCGAAGACAAACTCCGTACACTTGAAAGTTTTTGGAAAGGCCAAGTTAATAGTAAAGTTTGGTTAATAGAACAGCTACAAAAAATACTTAACGCCCAACAAAGTAAAACAACAGTTGTTATACATGGTGGCTGGAACGGAGTATTATCAAGTTTATTATTTAATAGTAATATTAATGTTAAGCATATTACAAGTGTAGACATAGATCCGTTGTGCGAAGAAATTGCAAATACAATAAATAAACAACAAGAAATAGACGGCAAGTTTACAGCAGTTACCGCAGACATGTGTACACACGTTTATGATGCTCAGGTTGTTATTAATACTAGCTGCGAACATATAACACAAAGCCAATACAATCAATGGTTATTAAATGTACCAGAAGATTCCTATATTGTATTACAAAGTAATAACTTTTTTGAATTAGAAGAACATATTAGGTGTGCTGTTAGTGTAGATGATTTTGTAAAAATGTCCAACATCCAGGTCCTATACAAAGGGGAATTACAAACGCCTAAATACAATAGGTATATGATTATAGGAAAACCTAATGTTTGAATTTAATGATTTAAAAACTATTCACATTGAGCTAACGACAAACTGTCAAGCAAAATGTCCAATGTGTTCAAGAAACATACATGGCGGAATAGAAAATCCTTTACTACGAATAGTACAATGGTCATTAGAAGATTTTAAAACTATTATTAACAAAGAAGTTTTAGACACAATTAACCGTGCGTTTTTTTGCGGCAACTTTGGCGATCCGTTATTAAATGACAAACTTATTGATATGTGCAGACATGTAAAGGACACCAGTCCTAAGACAGCAATAGGTATACATACAAACGGTAGTTTAAGAAATGCAAAATGGTGGACGGCACTAGCAAAAGCATTACCAAGAGATCATTGCGTATACTTTGCATTAGACGGACTAGAAGACACTCACAAATTATATAGAGTTGGCACAGACTGGAATCGTATTATTGAAAATGCAAAAACGTTTATTGCAGCAGGAGGTCGTGCGAACTGGACTTATATTAAATTTAAACACAATGAACACCAAGTTGACGAATGTAGACAAATTGCAAAAGAATTAGGCTTCCAAGATTTTACAGTTAAAAACACATCAAGATTTTTAGTTGAACCTAAGTATGATGTATGGGATAAAAATAAAATTCCACTGTATAGTTTAGAAGCACCATCTGATACTGAAACACATTTTCTACCTAAAGAAGTTATTGACGATTACAAATCAGTATTAGATGAAGCAGAGATAGATTGTCATGTACAAAAAATAAAAGAAATATACATTGACGGGTCTAAAACAGTATTACCATGTTGTTGGTTAGCACAAACGCCAATGACCCATTATGATCCAGCACATGTTTGCGAAGATGTTATAGATATGTTAAGAGGGCAATACAATAAAATGATAAGTGACTTTGGCGGTATACACAACCTTAATGCAACAAATGGAATAAAAAATATTATTGATTCTGATGTTTGGCAAAACATATGGAAAAAGAAATGGAATGAAGATAAAATGTTAATGTGTGCAAGAACATGCGGAAAGTTTAAAACATATGATATCTCACAACCACAAGATCAATTTATTAAAAGTGAAGCACTATGACAAATTCGCACTACGATAAAGAAGATACTAGACTAGGTAAGTTTCAACGTGACTTAGCAACTAAATCAAGTTGCACATTTTGTGTACTACCGTGGATACACTTAGCAACTCGTCCTAATGGCGATATGAGATTATGCTGTACTGCAAATGCAAGCGGCGCAGGAGAAAATCACACTGTTGGATTGATCAAAAACAAAGACGGCA